GGGAGAGATGGAGCGCCTGTACTACGCCTCGCAGCGCACCGGCGAGACCGTCGGCAATATCATGGCGCTGCGGTACGCCGCCGGCCAGATTGGCCTCACCGCCGACCAGGCGCAGGCGTCCCTCGAGGGCTTCACGCGCACGCTGCGCCTCAACCCGGGAATGAACGGCCTGCTCACGCAGCTAGGAGTCACCGGCAAGGGGCCGCTTGAGCAGTTCGAGAGCTTCATCGGCAAGATGAAGCAGATGCAGCCGTACATCGCGGCTCAGTACGCAAGCCTGTTCGGGATCGATCCCGACACGCTGCTAATGCTCGAGAACGGTCTGCCGAAGATTCAGGCGGCGCAGGAGAAGTATCGCCAGAAGCTCGGCGCATTCGGGATCAACCCCGAGCAGGCGGCCGACGCGGGCCGAGCGTTCGATAACTCGATCCGCGATCTAACCGGAGACATTCACCTTTTCTGGGTGCTGCTTCAGGAGCATCTGGCTCCGGTGCTCGAAAAGATCTCCACGGGGTTTGAGCGATGGGCGGCCGGTCATGCTGACGAGGTCGCACGCAAGATCGCGTCGGCACTCGAGGCGGTGGCGAAGTGGGTCTCGGAGATCAACTGGACCGAAGTCGGCAAGGACGTCGACATCTTCCTGACGAAAGCAGGCAAGGTCGCGGAAGTGATCGGCAACATCGTCGGCGGTGTCGCCAAAATGGCCGCGTGGTTCGGCGGTAGCTCTGACGATTCTCCTAGCCTTACCCAGGCCGACTCGCGAGCGCCAGCGCAGGCACAACCAGATTCGAAGAGCAGCGCGCGCCCCGGAGACAGTCCGTTCATTGGCTGGTTGCGTGGGAAAGTCCAATCGCTGCACGACCGGTTCGATGCGAAGCCAGACGGTGGATTCCAGCCAGATGGATCAATCGTCGAAGTCCCGGCCGACGGCCCGTCGAAGAAGGCGCCGCGCGGCATTCGAAACAATAACCCGGGCAACATCCGTTACGGCGAATTCGCGAGGAACGCTGGTGCGACAGGTGCAGACAGTGGAGGGTTCGCGGTTTTCTCCGACATGCAAACGGGCATGGAGGCGACGGCGAAGCTGTTGCGCAGTTATGCCGATCGAGGCTTCAACACGATCCGCAAGATCATCTCGCGCTGGGCACCCGCCAACGAGAACGACACGCAGGCGTATATCGCCAACGTGGCGAAGCGGCTTGGCGTGTCTGCCGACGTCGAACTGAACGGAGAGCAACTAAGGGGCGTAGCGGGCTCGATCTTTCAGCATGAGAACGGCTCTGCCTATGGAAAGCTCGGCGTCGGAGGGGCGCCGGCAGCGTCGAGATCCGTAACGATCAGCCAGAAGACAGACGTGCACGTGCATGGCTCGCCTGATCCGGGCGGCACCGGGCGCGCTGTCGCTGGCGAGCAGTCGCGCGTGAATGCTGATCTCGTGCGCAATATGACAGGGGCATACGTGTGAGTATTCTCGGCTTCATCGAATCGGGCGCGCAGCTCGGGCTTCAGCTTCTGACGATGAAACCCTCGCGCGGGCTGATCGCGCAGGACGGAGGGTCCTCGATCGTTGCCCACGCGACGATTGAGGAAGTTCACCAGGACGAACTCGAAGTCACCGAGCATCCGGTCGAGCAAGGCACGGTGATCGCCGATCATGCGTTCGTCCGGCCGGCCGATCTGATCATTACTGCCGGCTGGTCGAACAGCCCTAACTCGACTAGCGTTGTGGGCGCCGTCGCGGGATTCGCGGCAGCGCGCAGCAGCGCGGCACGCGCGCTCATTGGCGCGGTTGAGCTGGGAAGTGGGGTCATCAATCTGCTGAGCGAAGGCGCGTCTCCTGTCCAGAATGCATACGACAGTCTTCTAGCGGCTTATCAGGCGCGCACGCTGTTCACCGTCTACACTGGAAAGCGCCTGTACAAGAACATGCTCATCAAATCCCTGTCCACGACCACGGACAAGGAGAATGAGAATTCGATGCTGATTCGGATCGGAATGCGTCAGATCCTGATGGCGCAGACCCAGACTGTGACGGTTCCCGACTCTAGCGTCATGTCGAACCCTGCAAGTACCGCATCGCCGGAAGATGCCGGCGTGGCCTCGGCAGTTCCTGCGCCCAACATCAACGTGACGGCAATCCCATGACCTCATACGAGATTCCGTTGTCGGCCAAGCCGCAGACGTTCAGCATCGCGCTCGGCGGCGTCACCTACAAGATGACGGTTAGGTGGAACCTGCCGGCGGCCGCGTGGATGCTCGACATTGCCGACGCAACGGGCAGCCCGATGGTTGGCAGTATTCCTCTCGTGACGGGCGCCGATCTGCTCGGGCAGTACGCGTATCTCGGCTTCACCGGCAAACTCATCGTCCAAACAGACTATGACGCGGACGCAGTTCCGACCTTCGACAACCTCGGCACGACCGGGCACTTGTATTTTGTAACCTCATGAGCGACCAGTTCGGACGGAAGGCAACGCTAATCGTTTCGACTGGCTCGAGCGGACTCGATCTGTCGCAGCTTCGATTTAAGTTCGAGGTGCGACAGGCTGACACGCAGGCACCGAACACGCTCTATGTGCGCGTCTACAACCTGGCACCAGCTACGGTCAAGGCGATTCAGGGCGAGTTCACGACTATCACGCTTCAGGCGGGATACGAGAGCGGTAACTTCGGCATTATTTTTCAAGGCACGATAAAGCAGTTCGTTCGCGGGAAAGAGCGCAACGTCGATTCGTTTCTCGACATATGGGCTGCGGACGGCGACGAGTTTTACAACTTCGGCATGGTCAATCAGACGCTGGCCGCTGGAAGCACGCCGTCACAAATTCTCGACGCGGTCACAAAGCAAAACGCCGATTCAGGGAAGCTTCCGTACGCGACAGACGTCAATGGACTGGTCGGAGGAGTGCCGGCGCAGGCACTCGCACGAGGGAAGGTGCTGTTCGGGATGGCGCGCGACTACGCGCAAGACTGGGCCGCGAAGAACGGCTTCCGCTGGAGCATCCAGAACGGCCAGGCGGTTGTCGTGCCGATCACGGGATACCGCCCCGGTGAGGCCGTTGTGCTGTCTTCGACGACCGGGCTGATCGGCGTTCCAGAGGCGACTTCGGACGGCGTGCGCGCACGCATTCTGTTGAATCCGCTGGTGCGCATCGGATGCCTCGTGCAAATCGCGCAGTCAGACATCAACACGCTGACGGTCAAGCAACTGGGGCTGGCCTACACAAGTCTTACGTCTGCGGCCGTGACCACCGCAGCCGGCTTTTATCGGGTGCTTGTCTCCGAGTTCCTTGGCGATACGCGCGGACAGGAGTGGTACTGCGACCTCACGTGCCTTGCAGTCGACACGTCTGCACCGGCCAGCAGCTCGGTTCAGGCTGCGGGCTAGCGCTCGATCATGGGCGGCAGTGTAACGCCGGTGAACTTCCGGCCGTCCGGGAGTTTTCCTGATACGACGGGCACGAAATTGCCCTTCTCGACGGACAGCTTCGTCCCTGAGGGGACCATGACGCAGCCATAGTCAGACAGGCGCGGCTCCGCGCCGTAATCGTAGCCGTTGACGAGCGCCGCCTGCCTCATCAATTCTTGAGGAAGCGACGCACGCGTATGGCGGGCCGAGTTGATCTGCCCGTACATGAACTCGGCAAGGTCGTACGAGCTGCACACGATCGCGCCTTCAACTAGGTCCACGCCCCGCGATGTCGGCGTGCGTGCCGCTGGAGCAATTCGTTCTGCAATTGTGGCTGGAGGGATCGTTATCTCTGGCATGTCTGTCTGGCCGGCCGCCGCTGTGATCGGGATGACGAAAAGCAGTGTCGTTATTTTCATTCTTTAGGCTCCTATGCTTCAAACTGAACGCTCTGCCGACTTAGGCGAAGCTTTGCGTGCGGCGCTTGGCGGCCACCAGACCGGGGTTTGGACTGCGCTTCCGGCGATCATCCAGAGTTTCGATGCTACAAAACTGACCTGCGTAGCGCAACCCGCCATCAAGGCGCAGGTTCGAGCGCAGGACGGCAGCACTTCATGGGTCTCGCTTCCACTGCTTGTCGACGTACCTGTCTGCTTCCCGCGCGGAGGCGGCTGCACGCTGACGTTTCCAGTCGCAGCCGGCGACGAAGCGCTCATCGTTTTCTCGTCGCGCTGCATCGATGCGTGGTGGCAATCCGGCGGAGTTCAGGTCCAGGCTGAGCTTCGCATGCATGACCTGTCGGACGGGTTCGCGATTCTCGGGCCGTTCTCGCAGGCGACGAAGATAAGCGGCGTCAGTACCAGCACCACGCAGCTGCGAAGCGACGACGGTCAGACTTACGTTGATCTAGACCCGGCGGGCAAGGTGGTGAAGGTGAAGGCGCCGAACGGAATCACCTTGGACACTCCGACCGTTACCGTTACTGGCGTCGTCAACGTTCAGAACGTGAATAGCGCGCCGACTTCAATGTCGATCAACGGTAATACAAACTTCACAGGTCAAGTGTCCGCGAACGGACACAGGATCGACGAAACCCACAAGCATACCGGCGTTACGACTGGCGCCGGCCAGACAGGGACGGTCGTATGAGATACCGAGCGCTCGACGCCGACGGCGATTTCAGCTTCGGCCTAGGTTCCGCGAACTTCCTAGTCGACTCGCCAGAAGCAGTTGCACAACTCGTTCTCACGCGCCTCCGACTGATGACAGGAGAGTGGTTTCTCGACACTACCGAGGGCACGCCATACGCGACCGAAATCCTGGGAAGCGGTACCTCATCGACGCGCGATCTCGCGGTGCAAGAACGCATTCTCGAAACGCAGGGCGTGACCGGCATCGCTGACTACGCGAGCGTCGTCGATCCTTCGACGCGCGCCTTCACGGTGGCGGCGACCATCGACACGATCTATGGCCAAACGACAATCACGGCGGCTCTCTGATGGCGACTTACCCTCTCGCAACGCTCGGCCCGACGATCACGAGCGCGGGGATTTCCATTCCCTCGTTCAATGACGTATATCAGAGCCTCATCGCGACTTTCCAGAGCATCTACGGGTCCGACGTTGTCGTGACGCCTGACAGCCAGGACGGACAATGGATCGCGAACATCGCAACCGCGATCAACGACTGCAATAACGGCGCAGTTGCCTGCTATAACGCGTTCTCGCCCGCGACGGCGCAGGGCGCGAACCTGTCGAGCGTCGTGAAGATCAACGGCATCGCGCGCAACGTCTCGTCGCAGTCGACAGTCGATGTGACGATTGTAGGGCAGGCCGGAACGACGATCACGAACGGCATCGTCTCGGACGGCACTAATCAGTGGGCTATTCCGGAGAGCGTGCTGGTTCCTTCTGGCGGCTCTGTCGTGGCGACTGCAACGTGCCAAACGGACGGCGCTGTGACGCTCGCATCGGGCACGGCGCTGCAGATTTCGACGCCGACGCGCGGATGGCAGACGGCAACCGCAGCGAACGACGCGGATCCCGGCGCGCCTGTCGAGACGGATGCGGCGCTGCGCAAGCGGCAGGCGACCTCGGTTGCGATCCCGTCCCTGACCGTGCTGGCGGGCATGATCGGCGCCGTCGCTGGTGTCTCCGGTGTCACGCGCTACGCCGCGTACGAAAATGACACCGGATCGACCGATTCGAACGGAATCCCCGCGCACATGATCTCGCTCGTCGTGGAA